ATATCTTTTACTAATCTAGCCTCTAATTTGGCTCTGTCTTGTACATATTCCAAGTACATCATACATTGGTGTAATGGAAGCTTTGAGACTTCGTCAAGTCTTCGTACATCGTCTTGTGCGAGGCATAAAAACGACTGATAATCTCCCCATTTTCTTCCAAAAGCTGCTTTCCTTCCTTGTTGGTCGTTAGTTTCGCCTGTTCCATTAAAGAGTCCATTGTATATTTCGACAATTTTGTCCCTAAACGATAAAAAAAAACCTGCATTCCCAATGCTACGTTAACTGGTGCATCTTTCATCACTTCTGAGAACTTATCACTACCCTCATACTCAGCTATCCTGTAGTGATACTTGTTACTTATGTCTTTTATTATAGGTCTGTAAAGAACTGACATCAATCTGTGCAAGTCTTTTACGTCTTTCATATAATTTTCAGCATCTTTAAACGCTCCGTATGATATTTTATCTAAAGATGGCTCAAAACCAAACTCTACAGTAATACCTTCTGCATCAGTCATCTTAAATCTGTTTATAAATGGCTTGTCCTCATTAAAACAGTCGTTTATGTGACTTAATATGTTATCGAAAGTGTTAATTGGTATCTTAAAAGAGTCTTTTAAGTCTAATCCACAGAATATCTCTAGTGTTTTCTTGTTGATAAACTCATAATCCTCCACTTCCTTATTGTCTTCCCATAGTTTAGCGTATTCTTGGTACTGCTGTATAGTTATACCACTTAAATCGTTAGGAATACTAATATCAAGTTCTATTTTACTCATAATCTTATAACGCTTTTTATGTTTTTTGTCTTTTTATTAGGTAAATAAATAAAATAAAACTATATTTGCTAATATCAAAGTCAAATTAATATTAATTATTAACAATTTAATCAATGGATTTAGTAAGATATGAGGTAAGAATTGGGTTTTTTAAGGGTTTATTACTAGGATTAAGGCATTATCCCTTTGAAAGCGAAGAAGTTTACGAAGAAGACATTGTTTTCTACTTTGGAATCATTCAATTAGTAATAACCAGAATATATCAAAAGAATTAGTATGAATACAAGAGAAAAATGGGCAGAAATGCAAGAAGATGGGCAATATCAGTATGTAGAGAAGGTTTTAAGCAATGCTGAAGCTAGAAAGAACATACCTGTGTTTAGTGGAGTGCTAAAGTACTTCCCAAACGCCTTAAAAGAAGTGTCTAAGTGTAGTAAGGCTGGTAATGACCAACATCATCCAGATAAACCACTACATTGGGATATGAATAAGTCAAAAGACGAATATGATGCTCTAACTAGGCACTTAATAGACCATACAGTTAATCCTGTAGATGAAGATGGTATTTTACACCTAACAAAGGTAGCTTGGAGAGCATTAGCAGGACTAGAGAGATACTTAACTAATAAATTATAAGATATGTACAAAAAGAAATTAATACAGAAACTACAACAACTAATAGACAAATTACCTGCTTGTATAAGAAGACAGGAAGCAATGGATGACTTAATAGACCTAAAGCTAAGTAAGTCTGATTATCACTATGTATCATTAAAAGATAAATACAAAGAACTATGAAAAAGAAATCAAATGTGTTAGAAGGAATAATACTATTTCTAGCATTTTCACTAACAGTAGGGATGCTAATTTATGGCATCGTATTAAAATTAGTAGAATAATTTTGGTAGTATCAAAAATAATCAATAGATTTGAAAAGTAAATAAATTATTAATATAAACAATAAACAAAATGAAAGGACAAACAATTAAATTAACAAAGGAAGAATTAAAGAAGTTATCAGACAATCCGTTTAAGTATAACAGAAAAACAACTAAGCCTCATATTAAAACTATGATTGAAAGTATTAATAAATGGGGTATATTAAGAAATCCTATTATAGGTATAGTTGAAAGTTCTGGATTAAGATACATAGCTGATGGACAGCATCTAGTTAAAGCTGCTATATCTCACAAAGGAATAAAGGACTTGGAGTGTACTGTATTTACAGTTCCTAACGAGAAGGAATTGATACATCTAATAGCAGACTTAAACACATCCTCTAAAGCTTGGGGTTACAAGGAGTTTTTAAGTAGCTGGTTGAACTTTGGTAGTGACAACTTAGAGCTAGAGCAGTATTTAGCTTACTACACGGTTAACAAAGCCAATGAGTCTACTTCTTTATCTTTAGCCTTAATTGTAGATATACTTTGTAACGATTCAAGAAAGTTTAAAACTGGGAAAGCTAAATTAAAAAATAAAAGCCTATCTACTTTGATATTAAAGACTTTAGATAAATTAAAAAGTATAGGTTGCCCAGCACATCAGCTGTATGGAGCTAAGTCTTATGTAGAGATTATGCATAAAAGAGATAATTTAGATGTTTTAAAATTAACAGAACGTATTGAGTATTTAACAAGATGCAAAGACTCATTCATACCGAGTAATAGGGAGCAGTTTAAACACTATTTGTTTGGACTAATGGAGTGTAGTGATAAGGAACTTAGAGATTACGTGTATGGTAAGTGGATTTTATCTACAAATTCTAAATAATGAACATAACTAACGAGGATAATATGCAACTAATGGCTAGGTATAGTGATAATTATTTTGACCTAGCTATAGTTGACCCTCCGTATGGATTAGGTAAAAAGACAACTTCTGGAGGTTCAGATAGAAACAGCAATGCTAGATTTGATAATCATAGTTGGGATGACTCAATACCTAAAGACTCTTATTTTAAAGAACTTATGAGGGTTTCTAAAGAGCAGGTAGTTTGGGGAGGTAATTATTTTCCTTACTTATGGAAAAAAGGATGTAGAAGCCTAATAACTTGGGATAAAATGGTGTACATTCCCACTATGAGTCAGATAGAGTATGCTTGGTATTCTGTAGATAAACTTCCTAAACTAGTCAAGATAGATAATAATGATAAAAATAGAATACACGCAACTCAAAAACCAGTTAAACTTTACGAATGGCTTTTAATTAATTATGCCGAGCAAGGATATAAAATACTTGACACTCATTTAGGTAGTGGTAGTATAGCTATAGCTTGCCATAACCTAAAGTACGACTTAACTGCTTGTGAAATTGATGTCAATTACTACGAATCAGCTATTAAAAGATTAAATATACATAAACAACAATTAAGAATGTTTTAATTATGAGTATAAAAAAGAAACATACAACTAAAGAGAGGTTTAAGATTATAGAAAGTGCTATAACGTCAATATACGTTGCCACTAACAAACTTAACCGAAAAGTAGAAGAGATAGAAAAACAATTAGAAACCTTAATACCAACAAAAGATGAATAACTTTGAACTAAGACCAACAGACAAGAAAGACCACTACAGATTCTTCATCAATGGAGTAGATGTAACAGGAGAACAAGAAAGAAGCACCTTCAGACACATCATACAAGTTATAGATAATAGTATAACTACAGGACTATAATGTCTGATAAGTACAAGCTTAGATTAATGCACATCATAGGATGCATAAAGAACAATTATATCTCCGAGATAGAAGGATACAATTCCATTATTAAACTCATAAGAGACTCGGAGAATGATACAGAAACAATAACTATAGATGTATAAGACAAGTTGGTCAGATAACCACCTTAAACAACTAAAAGACATAACTAACCATAAAGTAGTATACGATGGTTATGAGTTTGTATGGATGTCTAAATTAGATGGTAATTGGAATAGACACTATGTAAGAAACTTTACTAACTATAATAAACCTATGTCTTGGATACACGTAAGTATCTATAAATGGAATAAAGAATATAAGAACAGATATTCACAGTATCTAGAAGATATGAGAAGAAGTCTAGAGATAGATATCCGTATACAGGAGATAAGTAGAGTAGCTAATATAAAGACTAAACAAAAGATACAAGAAATACTAAACCTAAAGCCAGATATAAACAATAAAGATATATCAGACATATTAGGAGTAACTATAAGAACAGTAGAAAGACATAGAAAATGATAGAACAAGTAACAGTAAAGAAATATTATTATAAAGATAAAGTAAGATATATCTACAATAATATAGAATATCAAATAAACTATCAAACATCTATAGAAGATGAGATGAGTTTAATAGACTTTATTAATATGTGTTATAATATGTTCGTAAAAGAAAAGTGTCGTATGTTTTCAAAAATGTGCGACAACTTTTTTTTGACAAGTGTTGTAAACCAGTAAGTTACAAAATGTAAAATTAACCCTATAGAACTACTTTTTTCTATTTTTTCAGATTCGAATATCCAGTTTTTATTGAAAAGATATTTTGTTGAAATCTAAACATTGGGTAACTTACTTCCCATAAAAGAGGATTTACGCTTCTTTTAAGCTATCATAATAATTTGCTGGTGTATTGGTATTATTTTGGTATAAAGGTGTCTTAAATCGCTTAATTTGGCTTGTTTACCCTACATAACCCTACTATATTTAACCCTCAATAACTTATAAAATTATTGCATAAAAAAAAGCTACTAAAAAAGTAGCTTAATTTATTGTAAAATATTGTTATTTATTTATAGTTATTTAAGTAGTTTATTATTGCATCGTATTCGCTTAAATTCTCATCATTATAATTAGATTTACAAAAGTCTAAATAATACTTTGATATTTCACCGAAAGCCAAATCATAGGATAGCTCAGTGAGTGGGTGTTTTGGGTTGTTAACTGCTTGTAATAATGTATAGAATAAAAATTCATTGTAGTATATTGTTGTCATATCTTATTTATTTAATTCGTTAATGAAAGACTCATAGCTATACCATTTGCCATCTGATTTATATTCTAATAATGTTACATTATATCCAATTCTTAATGATACGTTTCTTAATCCGTTTCTAGTAGCGTATTGTTTTGCTCCTAGTAGTGTGTTGCTTGTATCTGTGTGTATGTTCTTGTTGTCTGTACTACCGTATACTTTTATCATATCCTTATTATTATAATTGTTTTATTGTTTCTTTTAATCTATCTTTTAAATATTTGTTTTCTTTGTTTACCTCTTTGATTGAAAAGTGTAGTATGGTGTCTAAATCTTGCAGTAAATTACGAGCGTTAAATACTACCGTATTGTTATCGTTTATTAAATGTACCTCGCCGTTCTCTGAGTATATTGTGTGTGTTTCGTGTATGTACGTATGTTTCATATCTTATTTATTTGTTTATATTTCTATTGTTAATTTATTTATCTGTGGTTTTATTATTTGCACTAATTTAAACGTTTGATATTTTAGCCTGTGTCTTGTTAAATCATTTGTTAATGTGTAGTCCGTTATCGTATTATTTTCAACATTAAAACAAAGAAAGTCTTTTTTTGTGTTGCTAAGTTTTAATAATAATACTAAGTTAATTTTGTATGTGTTAATCATTGTTATTTGTTTTTAGTTGTTAAAAAGTTTTTTTACTTGTTCTTCAATTCCGTACCATTGCTCAGTTAATTTTTGTTGATATAATAACGTCGCTAATAATTCGCTATTTAGGTCTTCAGTTCTTAATCCGTATTCGCTTGCTATTTCTAAACTATCAGCTAATGAAGCATCTTCACGCATTAAATACTTGATAGCTTCATAGTAATATATAACTTCCTCGTGCATTATTGCATTGTTTACTTTGTCACAAAAATCGTTGAAAGTATCTTCATTATAGTATATGCTTGCTAAATCAATGTCAAAATTATTATCCTCAGCTATTTGTTGTAGTTTTGTTGAAATGCTCATAATATTATTTATTAAGTTCGTTTTTGATTTGTTGCTCTAATAAAGTTATTTTATCTAACAGGTAAACATTGTCGGTTAAATTTGCTAGGCTTTTTATTATTTGTATTGTTTCGTCCATTGTATTATAATTTTAGTTAATTTCTATTATTTCGTTTTGTCTTATTACAAAGTTAACCCAACCGTTAAAACGTACAGTTGGTAAACCGTTAAAAGTTCCGTTTATTATTCTAATTGCTTTTATATTTCCGCTTCTAGTCGGACTTTTAAAAGTTATTCTTTGCCCTTGTTTAAATTCCATTGTATAAAGTTTTAATTGTTAATTGCATAAGATGCACCCTTTGCGCATTCTGTTAATATTTGATTTGCTTTTTTTAATACTTGTTTAATTGTTTTCATATTGTTGTTTTAAATTATTATTATTTGTTTACGTGGCTAAATTACAAAATTATTTTAAATAAACAACAAAAAAAATAAAAAACTTTACAAAAACTTTTTTTTAATGCTTTTTAGATGCTTTTATAAAATATAGCTTTGTAATATAAAACTTAACAAATGTACAGGCACGCAACTACAAAAACTATTTTAAACTACCAAAGAAAAACTGTTAAATTATTTTTTAGCCAAAAGCCAACAGATTTGCAACCCCACCCTCATCATATTAAACATAGTACCCCCTCCATATTAAACATACCCCATCATATTAAACATATTGAGTTACCCCTCCATAACAAAGACGGAATAAAAATAAGGAAGGAGCAACAAAATTAATTGTTACCCCTCCATAATAAACGCACCCCTTTATATTAAACGCTCTATCTTATTGTGTAGATACCTTTGTTCTTACTTGTAGCTAATCTCATCAAGGCATATCTTATAGCATCACAGAAGTGATTAAACTTATCGATTGGTCTTACACCTTTCTCGTGCCATACATAGTTATTAAACTCTCTTACAACACCTTTACTTCTAGGGTCTACTATTATTTCATAGTCCTGCATAAGTGCTATACCAGATAGTATACTACCACTCTTCTTTACAGCAGGTTGTATGTTCAATCCTTTCTTCTTTAGTTCTTTTATAAGTCTAGGTTCTGATGAGTCACAAACTATCAAGTCTAAGCCACATTCAGCCCTATTCATATTTGCTATATCAGACGTAGAAAGCCCTGTTTTACCATAAATCTCCTTTACATAGACTCTATTGTTAAAATCATCTATAGAAATCTTTACAAGTGTTGTAGGGTCTTCAGAGAACCCAAAATCCTGCCCATAAATAGTCTTTTCTGTCTGTATGTAGTCTCCAACCTTCCAATTTCTTATAATTGTTCCTTCTGCCTTAGCTAACCATCCTCCTAGTATCTGATGTTGGTATTTATCTGGTCTTCTAGCCTTCATCTCTAATACTCTGCTAAGAAATGAGTCTGATAGGTTGTCTTTGTTGTCTTTATACGTTGTATGGATGTAAGTTGTGTCTCCTTTAGTTCCGTTATGACCTGCATCAACAATATTACCTAAAAAGAACCTCTGGTATATCCAATGCTCCTTTGTAGTTGGGTTTAGTATCAAAATAACCCTGTTTTGCTTGTTTTGAGACCTTATAGAGAAATCTATCTTATCAAATGTACCTTCATCATCAAGTTCTTCTGCTTCATCGACTACAAACGTTGTAATTCCGTTCAAAGATTTTAGTGCAGCTGTCTGATTACCACTAGATGTCCTTATACCCTTAAATATAATGGAAGAACCTGTCTGTAGGTTAGTTATCTCATCCTTAGTTATCCTAAAGTGAGCATTTACTCCCATCATATCAATCTTCTCTACAAATTCTGGTATAATAGATGTATTTGCTGATGCCATTGTATAACGAGTAAACAATATCTTGTGTCCACTTTCGTATGTAAGGTTTAGTAGGAATACGTTTATACCAAAAGACTTACCACTACCCCTACCTCCTGTAATAACATTGTATCTTGTCTTGCTTTGAAATAAAGGTATGTACTTATCGTGTAAGTTTATGCTATTCTTCATCTTCTGGTGTTACATCTATAATATCTTCTTGTGTAGGAGGTTGGTGTCCATAGAAATTTATAACAGGTGTTGCTGATTTCTGTGTAGCATTACCAAACCCATCTTTAGGTTTCCCATAGACATACTCTAGTAATAGTTTTCTATCGTTATGGTTTTTCTTAGCCTCTTCTGCTAGACTCATCCAGAAGTCTTGTTCAGAACCAAATACCTTTTTAATGGCTTTGACTCCGAACTCCTTCATCCTTTCTCTCTTAGCTTTGTTTATAGCTGCTGTAGTAGGTTTAACAACATCTAACTGACCTTTCTTCCTTTTGTTATACTTCCTACCATCAGTAGGTTTAATCTCATTTGATTTAGCCATAAGTTTAATCTTAATACTATAACGATATGTTTAGGTTTTGTTTACCAGCACATTCCATCCATTGATGTACTGCTCTGTATTACCTCACATCTATCTTTTGATTTCCAAGCCCAAGACTTCATCCTTAACGTCATCATCTCGTGCATCTCATCTATCCTATCTTCTGGAATAACATCTGCTAACTCGTGTATCTTATTTCTATCCGATGCATCAAGCTTTCTATCTATTCTTTCGTTTATTATCCTAACCCTTTCAGACTTCCTGCTTTCTATTCTTTCTCTTTGCTTCTTCTTATCGTCAAAGAATAAGTCATAAACATTTCTAAACTTAACAAAGCTTTCATAGTAAACATTTATCTTTCTTAATGCGTGGAATATAGATGACCTGTTTCTTTTTACTCCCATATCTCCAAACCATTCAGATATCATTCTGTCATTCATTCCGTTTATATCACACATTACCTTATAGAACAAAGCTCTAAAGTATGCTTGTTCTTGATATCTTGATGTGCTTGTTAAATCTAATCCTGTTATTTCTACAAATTTATCAGCTAATTGTTTAGCTGCTTCTACGTTGTATGTTCTAAGTCTTGCCATTGTTATCTCTGTTTTGTATTTTTTCGTATTCTTTCCATATTTTAATATAAGCCTCTGTAAGCGACAATACCTCTGGATATGTATGCTTCCTGTGTCCTAGCTCTATTGATACTCTCCAGCTACCTTCAAATGCCTCTGGGTATATTACGTATCCTTTTTTAAAGCAATGACTCTGAGCCTCGTTGTTTGTCTTGTAATAGTTAAATGAAGTCTTCTTCTTCTTCGCCATAGTTATATCCCATTTCCTCCATACTACCCTTAAAGTTTAACGCTCTAAGTAATCCGTCACACTCTTCATAACACTCATCTTCTTCTGCCTTCTTAATCCAAAGCCTTAGGTCTGCTCTAGTGTAACCTATAAATAGTAAGTCAAGTCCTAGTTCATAGAAGTGGTCGGACACATCCTTGTTAAATGGCATACTACAATTCTCCGTAAAATGTATACTGTTCTAAATCGTAGTCACTCATAATATAATTCTTATAAGCGTCTGTAGCTACCTGTAGCTTCTGTAGTCCACTATCTACAAATCCTGCTGTAATAGTATAGACTCCAACATCTAACGTTCTCTTGTCTACTACTAGGAATATAAAGTCATCTGAATCAAACAAGTCTAGGTATAAAGCTGCCTGTAGGTCATAACTATATTTCTTAGCTGAGTACTCAAAGTCTTGTATGTTGGCTGTAGTTTTTAAGTCTATGATAGTTGTTCCTTTCTTTGCATCTGCCTTACCTCTAAATGGTAATCCCATAAACTCTCCTATTGCAGGTATCTCAAACTCACATCCACTTAGTAAAGCAGCAGCTTCTTCATTAGCCAATACAGCTTCAGCTATCTTCTGTGCCTTGTTAAGTTCTAGGTTAGTGTAAACCAAATCCTTACCTAACTCTTCTGCTGTTAACTTAAAATTCTTACTAGCTTTAGTTCCGTCTACAAATGTAAACTCATCAAGTCTATGTGGTTCTAGTACACATAAGTGTGTTAGTCTACCATCTCTAAGTGCTTGACTATCTGGCGAACCTTCAGTAAGTGATGTTGCGTATGCCTTAGGGGACTCTATTAATTTCTTGCAGGAAGAAGATGATAATGCGTGTTGACCTAAGTAGCCATAGTAAAAAACATCATCATACATCTTAGGTATAATATCAGAGACCTTGAACTCATCTCCGTTTAGCAGTTTTATATTTTTCATAATGTTGTATTTTAAATGAACTGCAATATAGTATTATTATTTCATATAACAAATAAATTTAATATCTATTTGTATGTAGAGTAAACTGATTTCAATGGATTAAGAACCTTTCCTTTAAATGCACAAGAGGTACATCCTGTTATCCTTATACTAAATATTCTTTGTGCTATAGGTAGTAACTCTTTCTG